CATAAATTTGCTACAAAGGAAACTATAACTACGGAAAGAGCAAAACCTGCTCAAACTGTAGCATCAGCTAATCGTCCAGCTCAAACAGGACGCAAAAAAACTGTAAAGCTCACACCTTCACAGGTAGCAATTGCTAAAAGATTAGGTGTGCCACTTGAAGAATATGCGAAACATTTAACCACGAAGGAGGTATAGGCATATGGACAAAAACAAAACAATTAAGACTTCCCGTGCGAGCGAAACAAGGTCAAAAACTGAAAGACCTAAAGTTTGGACTCCACCGTCATCTTTAGATGCACCACCTGCGCCTAGCGGCTTTAGACACAGATGGATAAGAGCTGAAAGCTTGGGATTCGATGATACGAAAAACATAGCTGGCAGATTAAGATCAGGTTACGAGTTAGTGAGAGCTGACGAATATCCAGATCATGATTATCCAAGTGTTAAGGACGGAAAATACGCAGGAGTCATTGGAGTAGGCGGCCTAGTGCTGGCTAGAGTACCAGAAGAGATCGCAAAATCTCGCGAAGAGTACTTTGCAAAAAGAACTCAAGAACGAGAACAAGCTATTGCAAACGATCCTCTGAAGGAACAGCATCCAAGTATGCCGATCAATAGTGAAAGGCAGACTCGTGTAACTTTTGGTGGTACAAAGAAGGACTAATTATTTAGTAATTCCTATCCAACAAAGTAATTAAAAACTTAACAAGGAGAAAATATGGCAAACGATACCAAAGCCTATGGCTTAAGAGCTTTAGGAAAATTGGGAAGTAATCCAGCAAATGGTGGTCAGGGACAATACAATATCTCTGATAACTATGCTACATCTGTATTTCAAGGAGATATGGTTACTGTAGATGCAGGATACATCGCTGTGGTTAACACAACTACTCAAACTACTGTTTTAGGAGTATTTAATGGTTGTTTAATCGAAGTGAGCCCAACAACTGGTAAGCCGACTTGGTCAAACAAATACGTACAAACGAATATCACTCAAGGTGAAATCCAAGCGTATGTAATTGATGATCCAAATCAGCTTTACTTGGTAAAATCAACTGGAACAGCTGCTGGTCAAACAGCAGTAGGAGAAGCTTATGAACAATCATACGTTGCAGGTAATACTACAAATGGTATTTCTGGAGTGTATTTAAATCTAGGCGCTTCTACTACAGCACAATTAAGAATACTTCAAACGTCACCTTTCATCGGAAACGAAGAAGGCGTAACTAACGAAGACTTCATTGTGAAGATAGCTGGAACATTAAACTAAAGGAGACTTAAACTATGGCTATATCACGATCACAACTAGTTAAAGAACTAGAACCAGGTTTAAACGCTCTGTTTGGACTTGAATATAAACGCTATGAAAACGAGCATGAACAAATATTTGATAAAGAAACTTCAGATCGAGCATTCGAAGAAGAAGTAATGTTATCAGGTTTTGGTAATGCTTCTATCAAAGCAGAAGGTCAAGGTGTTACTTATGACACAGCACAAGAGACTTTCACTGCTAGATATACGCACAATACTATAGCTCTTGCGTTTTCAATCACTGAAGAAGCGATTGAAGATAACTTGTATGACAGACTTGCGTCTAGATATACAAAAGCATTAGCTAGATCTATGGCGAATACTAAACAAGTATATGCTGCTAACGTTTTAAATAACGGATTTAGCACTGTATACCCAGGCGGTGACGGTTCTGCGTTGTTCTCAACAACACACGCGACTATTGCTGGTTCATTCAGCAATACATTAGCTACTCAAGCTGACTTAAACGAAACATCTTTAGAGCAGTCTTTAATTGACATCGCTGCTTTCACAGATGAAAGAGGTTTAAAAATTGCAGCTCAAGGAATGAAATTAATCATCCCTTCTCAATTGCAATTTACAGCTGATAGATTAATGAAATCTGCTGGTAGAGTGGGAACAGCTGACAATGATATCAATGCTATCAAAGACATGGGTATGATTTCTGGTGGATACACTGTAAATCACTACTTAACTGACTCTGATGCGTTCTTTATCAAGACAGATGTACCAAACGGTATGAAGTACTTTGAAAGATCACCGATTAGAACTTCTATGGAAGGTGACTTCGAAACTGGTAACGTTAGATACAAAGCTAGAGAAAGATACAGCTTCGGCTGGTCTGATCCTAGAGGTATCTTCGGCTCATCAGGAGCGTAGAGACTTTTATTACAGGGCGGGCTTGACTCGCCCTGTAAATCACTATAAAAACATCTGTGAGAAGATGACTTACCTAATAAAAATATTTACAAACGGCATTAAAATCCAATTTACATTGGAATCCGAACCCATAAACACTACAGAATCTTTACATCAGAAAGTACTTGACTTTCTGGGAAAAATCAGTAAAGAGCAACTAGAGAAATTAATTAGTCATAAACAGATTAGTAATTTTTCTTATATAACCTATGAGGAGGTTGAGCGTGACATCATTGTCCCAATCACTTCTGGCCAAGAAAATAGACTTGGAGTCACAGTGGAACAAGTCTTATCTTGAACAGGGAAGACTAACGACTGACATGCAGTGGTTAGAAGTGGAGTTGAAGGAAGTCAAAAGACAAATTCTTCAACAGGATCTTGAAGCAGCTAGACAACAAAATAACGTTGTTTTAAGCGAAGAAGAAGATCCAACATTTATAGCTAGCTAAACTAGTTATATAATTGGAATAAAAGTGAGAGAAACTTAAGCCACCCCTTGCTCTTTCTAAAAAATTAAGCTATATTTAATACACTATACATTAACATCTGATGTAGACGCGTATAGTCGATAGGCCTAATAACTACATTAGATTATTTAGGAGGATAAACATATGGCAAAAACTACTTTCCAAGGAGTTGTAAGATCTTACGGCGGACAGAACAAAGAATCAAATGTGTTCGCAGGTACAGTTGTTCTTGCAGCTAAAGGAATATTAACAGGAAACACTTCAGTGTATTCTGCTATTAAAAATATCGACAACAATCAAAATATCGTGTTACCAGCTGGTGCACAAATCGTTGATGTTGTTCATGCTGCTACAGGTGCTGCTAATAAAACATTAAATCTAGGTACTACTTCAACTGCTGGTCAAGCGAATTCAACTTCTCTTGCTTCTGCATTGAGTGCCAATGGTGTTCAGTCAGCTCTTGATACTAACGTTATTGGAACTGCAGCGATAACTCCATTTACAGTTAACACAACTATATTTGGTGCTGGTGTTTCTGGTTCTACTATTGCTTCAACTACTTCTGTAATTATAAGTTACATTATAGCTGATAATGGTCAACCAGGTGAAGTTGGTCCAGCTTAATTAATTTTTTAATAGAGCTCCTTCGGGGGCTCTATTAATATAAGGAGAAATTTATGGGTAAATATAAAAGTGATGTAAAACCAGTCGTTACAAGTGCTTCAAATGCAGTTTTGTTTACAGGTCCTACAAGATTAAGAGGATTTATGATTCAAGCTGCTGCAAGTTCAGGTACAGCAATTATTAATGGTTTAGCAAATATAACAACTGTTAGTTCTTCAACTAATACACAAGTTTATATTCCAGTAACTGTTGGCGCTAACCAAACTGAAACATTAAATCTTCCAGAAGATGGTGTTTTATTTGCAGGAAGAAATGGTACAGGAATTGTTGATGGTGTTGGTGTAACAGGAAATAGTAGCGGATTAACTATTACGTTATTTATAGACAAATAGGAGAGTAGATGACTACCTCTGGAACTACAAGTTTTAATCTTGAACTAGATGAGCTTTTTGACGAAGCTTATGGACGTGTAGGTATTGGAGGAACTAGATCTGGTTTTCATTTAAGAGCAGCAAGAAGAAATCTTAATATTTTATTATCTGAATGGGATAATAGAGGCGTTCATTTATGGAAAGTTAAACTTGCAACTATTCCATTAGTATTAGGACAAGCCGAATATAGTTACACATCAGATCCTACAAATTATCCTAGTGATATTAATGACGTATTAGAAGCTTATGTTAGAAATAATACTTCTCCAAACGCATCTCAACCAACTGATATATCTTTATCTAAAATAGATAGATCAGCTTATGCTGCATTACCAAACAAATTATCTCAAGGAACACCTTCTCAATATTACGTACAAAGAACTTATCAACCAAGTGTTTTCTTATATCAAACACCAGGAGCAGGTTTTTCTAGTGCATCAACACCAAGCAATTATCAATTAAGATTTTACTATCTTGCAAGAATAGAAGATGCAGGAAAATATACAAATACACCAGATGTTGTATTTAGATTTTTACCAGCTTTAACTTCAGGATTAGCTTATTATTTAAGTATTACTTATCAACCAGAAAAAGCAGATATGTTAAAAATGATGTATGAAGACGAATTGATGAGAGCTTTACAAGAAGATGGTCAAAGAACTTCTACATTCATATCTCCTAAAACATATTATGGAGAAGGCATCTAATGACTTCATTTGCCACAGGTAAGAAGTCGTGGGCAATATCGGATAGATCAGGTCAACGATTCCCGTACGACGAAATGGTAACCGAGTGGAATGGATCATTTGTTCATTACACAGAATACGAACCTAAACAACCTCAATTAGAACCAAAAATACCTGGTAATGATCCGCAAGGCTTGCAAGACGCACGACCAGATCGTGTAGAGCCACAATCTTTTGTATTACTACAATACAATCCATTATTAGCAACGGCAGGTAGTTCAACAATCGTTGTTAACGAACCGGGTCATGAAAAATCAACAGGAAATAAAATTGTATTTACAGATGTGGTAGCAGGAAATGGATTTACAAATGCTTTATTAAATACAACAGTTGCTTTTACACTTACAGTTATTAATACAAATCAATATAGTATTAATGCAAACACCGTTGCAACATCCGGTGGATTATTTGGAGGACCACAAGTTTCTGTAACTCAATCTCCAATTCCATTACCTAATAACGCATTTAGAACAACCGTTGGAAGTTCTACAATCAATGTAAGTGAACCAAGTCATGGTAAAGTAACAGGAAATACGGTTAGATTTTACAATGTAGCTGTGATTAATGCATTTCTATCAACTTCAGGATTTCAACAAACAGTATTAACAACCTCAACAGGATATAGTATAACAGTTGTTAACGCAGATAATTATACCTTTAATGCATCGTCAGGAACTGGAACTTTTGACACATTAATTGGTGGAGGAAACGCAACAGTAGAAACTTTATAATATGGCACTTACGTATTCACAATTAGTAACTCAAATTAGAAACTACACAGAAGTAGATAGCAATGGATTATCTGATTCTACAGTTTCAGTTATTGTTCAAAATACAGAAAATAGAATTTATAGAGAATTAAATATTGATGCTTTTAGATTATATGCATCAGCTGTTACAACAGCTGGATCTACAGCTATATCTGTTCCGGCAGGACTTCGTAATATTAGATATGTTGAAATGATTTCTCCAAATGGAGAATTTACTACATTAGAACAAAAAGATAGTTCTTATATGGCAGAGTTTAATAACTTTCCAGCATCATCTACTTATTATGATAAACCAAGAGTTTGGGCAAACTGGAATGAAACTACATGGTTTGTAGCGCCGACTCCTAATACGACTTATACAATTAATATTGCTTATTATTCTCAAGGAAATTCTATAACTGCTGGAAATTCAGCAACTTCAACTACTTATATATCTACTTATGCCCAAGATTTACTTCTTTACGGTTCTTTAGTAGAAGCATATAAATACTTGAAAGGTCCTGATAATATGATACAAGTATATGAACAATCATATCAACAAGCCAGAGAATCATTTGGTGTTGAACAAACAGGTAGAAGAAGAAGAGACGAATATGTTGACGGCGAGCCTAGAGTTGTAGTAGATTCTCCGCCACCAGGAAAATAATTAAGGAGTTAATATGGCAAATATAGTACCAGACAGTTTTAAAAAAGAGCTTTTCCAAGCTACACACAATTTCAATTCATCAACAGGTAATACTTTTCAATTAGCATTATATTCAACTGTTACAGCTTTCACTTCTACAGGAACAACTGTTTATACAGTAACTAACGAAGTTAGTGGTACAGGATATTCTGCAGGTGGAACAACTCTTTCTAATCTTGGTGTTGCAGTTGGACAAAATATTTCTTATGTAGATTTTGCTGATGCAACTTTTTCAACAGCAACTATCACAGCATCATGTGCTTTAATCTATAATACAACTCAATCATCTAAAGCAGTTGTAGTATTAGATTTTGGTGGTAGCAAAACTTCAACTAACGGCGACTTTACTATTCAGTTCCCAGCAGCGAATTCAACAAGCGCAATCTTGAGAATATCGTAGTAGTCCGCCATAAAAAATTATGGC